CTAACACGCTGGGTTTGCAGTTGTGGAACCAAATTAACTACGGCGAAGATTTGCTGTTTGGCCCCCGTGGACAAGGCATTTACTATTGGGATGCATCCGTAGGTTCAGCCCTCACAACTCGCGGGGTTAACTTAAATACCCTTGGCGGCACAGTGTCCTTTACAAACGCTTCGCCGACTGTGGTGACTTCTACTGTTTTATTTACAGAAGGCGCGGCGCTTAAATTTTCTGGTGGTTCGTTACCAACAGGCATTACTGCGGGGACTACGTACTATGTATTCCAAGTTAATGGCCTGACTTTTAACCTGCTGGACTCTGCTGGCGCAGAGGTAAACACTACTTCTTCTGGTACGGGTGCAGTGTCTACTATTGTTGACGTGCCAACTGCGGTGAACTCCTTTACAGTCTCAGACTCCTCACGCTTTGTGATTGCGTTTGGTTGCAACGACTATGGTGAGACAGCTATTGACCCTCTGCTAATCCGCTGGTCAGCGCAAGATGACTTGTACAACTGGACGCCAGACCCCACCAATCAGGCAGGGTTTACCCGACTGTCCCACGGCTCTGAGATCATAACGTCCATCCAGACTCGTCAAGAGATTGTGGTGTTTACGGACTCAAGCGTTTACTCACTCCAGTACCTTGGCCCCCCATACGTGTGGGCACCGCAGTTGCTTGGCGACAACATCTCCATCATCAGTCCTAACTCGGTAGCGCAGGCTTCGGGTATTGTGTATTGGATGGGCGTGGATAAGTTCTATGCCTATGATGGCCGTATACAAACGCTTAACTGCGACTTGCGCCGCTTCATCTTCCAAGACATTAACCTTGACCAAGAATCGCAGGTATTTGCAGGTACAAACGAAGGCTTTAATGAAGTCTGGTGGTTCTATTGCTCTGCCGACGTAACAGCGGTTGATCGCTACGTGGTGTATAACTACCTTGAGAAAATTTGGTACTACGGCACGCTGGCACGAACAGCTTGGCTAGACTCTGGCTTGCAGCCCTCCCCACTGGCGGCTACATACACCTACAACTTGGTTAACCAAGAGCAAGGGCTGGATGATAAAGAAACCGCTACAACTGCTGCGATTAACGCTTATATTAGTTCGTCTGAGTTTGATATTGGCGATGGCCACAATTTTGGTTTCGTCTGGCGCGTACTGCCTGACCTCACCTTTGAAGACTCTGTAAACTCCCCTACAGGAGTACTGCCCACAGTAACCATGACGCTGTACGGTCTGGCAAATTCAGGCTCAGGGCAGACAAGTACCGCCGCGCAGCCTGTGGTTAAGGGCAATACATACGTACTTACAGAAGAGTTCACGGGTCAGATATTTACCCGCATGCGCGGTCGCCAGATGATTTTTAAGATTGGCTCCAACCAGATTGGCACGGCTTGGCAGCTTGGCGCTCCGCGTATAGATATTAGACCGGACGGCAGACGCTAATGTCTCAAAAGGTTATTAACCCTGCTGCACCCAATTTACCACTGGGGCCGGATCAGTACGAACGCCGTTATCAGGATCAATTTTCTAATGTCTTGCGTCTGTACTTTAATCAACTGCGCAATGCGTTGGGTGAATTGTTCGGTATAAACGGGGGGCAATACATTAGCTTCCCTCATATTGCCGCCTCCGACGGAGCGCTCCAGTACGCAACTGCGGCAAACACCCCAACCATAGTTCAGTGGACTTCGTTAGATGCAGGTAGTGGGTTTACGCTAAATGTAAACAATACAGCTACAGCCCAGATTACTGGTATCTATAAGATAACCTACAGCCTTCAGTTTGCTAATAATGACAACGCCATTCATGACGCTATTGTTTGGCTGCGGATAAACGGTTCTACTTCTGCCGCTGATGTAGCAAATTCAACAACTATTTTTACCCTACAAGCTAGGAAAAGTGCGCTACTTCCAAACTTTGTTTGCGGCTATTCTGAAGTTGTGTTTACATTAAACGCAGGGGACTCTGTTGGGCTGTGGTGGGGTACAAATCAAGCAGCCACATCTGGTGGGGCAACAGGCATCTACATTGACTACCAAACCGCCCAAACAACCCCTATGCCATACCCAGCCGTCCCATCAGCGATTGGGTCAATAACATTTGTCTCCGCGCTACCAACATGATATTATCAAACAACTCCCATTTTGAGAGGCAACTATGAGCCTTGCTGTACTAGCCGACCACATGGCATCCAAGGGTCGCGGCCCTGACTCGATGCTTATCCACATGTCCCCACGTGAAGTGCAGGGACTACAAGCGTTGGCCATGAAGCATGGCGGCTCCCTTACCATTAACCCAGAAACTGGTCTCCCTGAAGCTGGCTTCTTAGATAAGTTGCTCCCAGCAATTATTGGTTTTGCCTTAGCCCCCATGACTGCGGGCACGTCTTTGGCTTTCCTTGGCGCAACCCCACTTGCTTCGGCAATGACTGTGGGCGCTCTTCAAACTTTGCGTACTGGTGATTTAGGCAAAGGATTTATGGCGGGTGTTAGCGCTTATGGTGGTGCTGGATTACAAGCAGGTTTGACTACTGCTGGGGCAACTACGCTTGCCGGAGAAAACATTGCAACAGAAGCGGCTAAAAATGCTGCTTTAGAGGGTGTCACACTTCCAGCAGACTATGCTGAGTTAGCAGCAAGAACAGCTACGCCAGATCAAATAGCGGCGGCTAAAGCAGCGGCCAGCCCAATGGATTTAATAAGCACCGGGGCTAAATCCGCAACAGCTAGCCCAGAAGCAATGGCCGGTTTTGCCAAAGATAACTTTAAGAACATAGCGTATACGGCTGCTCCTATTCTTGCCGATCAAGCAGTTAAGTCCAATATGCCGACAACTACAACTCGTCCCGGCGCGGTTCGTACATTTTCTTACAACCCATACGACCAAATGTACACACCTACAGGTAACTACGAAGTGCCTGTTAAAGCAGCAGGTGGTGGTTTGATGGGTATGAACGATGGCGGGTACAGCCCCGGCCAATTAAATTTTGCTGAACGTAGTGAGCCTGTTGTTCGCATGGCTGAAGGTGGCGCTCCTGCTATTACTTCTGTTGAAGACTTGTACACTCAGATCCTTGGTCGAACAGGTGAGCAAGCTGGTTTGGATTATTGGAAAGCGGGTTTTGGTGACACCATTGACGCTAATGAAATCGCCAGCTTTAAACAAGCCGCGCAAGCAGAACTAGCTAATCGTTCAGCGCCTGAACAACAAATCCTCGCACCTAACTTAGTAAATACTGCAGGTGCAGCGGCACCAGCAGCCCCGTCGGTAACTGATTTATATCAAAGCATTTTGGGCCGTGCGCCCGAATCTGCCGCCGCTGCTGGATATTGGCAAAACCAATTTGGCCCTACCATTGATGCTAATGAATTAGCGCAGTTTAAAACCGCCGCTCAAGCTGAAATTGACGCTAGAAACGCCGGTACTACTAGCGGCATAACTAACTTAGCTACTACGGGTGGCTTAGCCAACTTAGCTACTACAGGTGGAACATCTTTAACAGATGCGCAAGCCCAAGTAAACAACATGTACCGCAATGTGCTTGGCCGTGATGCAGACCCCGCTGGTTTAGCTTTCTGGAGTAACGCTATTGCTTCTGGCCGCTCACCTGAAAGCATTTATCAAGATTTCTTAACCAGCGCTCGTGCTAATACTGAGTTGGTTCGTGCTGACCAGATTAAAAACAAAACGTTTGCTGAGGCCACTACTCCATACAAAGGTTACATGTCAACCGACACAGGCAACATTGTGGACGAGTGGGTGCGCAATACCCTTGGCCGCGAACCCACGGATGCTGATAGGCAACAGCAGTGGTACAAAGACGCCGCTGACAAAATGCGTACGCAAGAACAAGCAAAAGGTTTGTACGGGCAATTCCAAGGTTATGCAACCAAAGAAGCCACCACAGAAATGACCAACCGCATTAGAGCTATTGACGCAGAGTTAAGAGCCAAAAACTTGACAGAGGCTGATCTAATTGCACAAACAGGCAAGACTAAACAACAGTTGGCTTCTGAAGGTTTGAACACTGGCTTAAACTGGATGGGCGCTTCTCAACTAGCTCCCGCTGGCAGTAGAACAGCTTTTGATTTAAAAGCTAAGTTAGCAACGTTAAAGCCTGTTACAACTCCGCAAACTAATGCACCCGCTGGCACAACCAATCCATACGGCAACGCAACAAATCCCGGTGACTTAACGTTTAACCCAGACGGCTCAACTACTGTAACGCCTAACATTCCTTACCGCCCTTATGGTGGTTTTTCTGGGATGGATGAAGTAAAAGGCGCATACACACGGGGTGGCGGTAGCTTGGGCTACATTCCAGACACCCCTAAAACAATGGAAGAGTTTGAAGGTAAGTACAACACTCTGACTGGTGGGTCTAAGCAAGCTTACGACTATTTGACTGGTAAGACTAAGTACTCAGCTACTCCCTACACAGAGACTGGCGAAGTAATGAAGCCGTATTCTGAGTCGGTTTTGGGCGTGCCTAGAAGCCTTTCTTCTAAGAAAGTTTTGTTTGATCCCGCTACTAGGACGTACAAAAATAATCCTGACTACATCCCTGTGTCCTATACAGACAAAGGCGAAAAAGTTTACGGGTTGTCTGGTAGAGACATTGCTGCTCAGTTGCCTGATATACCTAAATCCGACTATGAAAAATGGGTAAGAGACAACAACGTTACACATGCGCAAATTGCTGAAGCTTTAGGTATTAGCCTAGCAGAAGCTAAAAAACGTTACCCGTTAAAAACCACAGATACTACAGACAACACTGCAAGTACTAGCGGTTCCTACGATGGCGGTGGCGGTTTTGCCGTTGGCGGTTTAGCTGCTATGGCTGGTGGTGGTATGGCTCAGCAGTTTGACCTTGGTGGTTACTCTGACGGCGGCAGACTACTTCGTGGCCCCGGCGATGGTGTGTCTGATTCCATCCCTGCAACAATTGGTAACAAACGCCCTGCACGACTTGCCGACGGTGAATTTGTAGTACCTGCACGTATCGTGTCTGAGCTGGGTAATGGCTCAACAGAAGCCGGTGCGCGTAAGTTATACGCAATGATGAACAGAGTCCAAGCGGCTCGCCGAGGTACGGTCGGCAAAGGTAGAGTGGCTAAGAACAGCCGCGCCGACAAACATCTTCCCGCATAAGGAGCCAAAAAATGTCTACTCCAACCCAAATACAACAGACGCAATACGGCTTCGCGCCTGAGATTGCCCCCTACGCCCAGACTATGCTTGGTCAGGCTGCGGCTTTGACCGATACGGAGATGAATCCGTTCATGCAGTATCAGGGTGAGCGTGTCGCTCAGTTTTCTCCACTGCAGAATCAGTCGTACCAAAATGCTGCTTTGATGCAGTCTCAGCCCCAGTTGCAAGACGCAACTGCTCTGGCGGGTATGGCGGGTCTTGGTGCGCTTAATACACAGTACACGTTCAAGCCAGCAGATTTTGCATCAACGTTTAGCCGCGATGCGCAAGGGAACATGACTTCCCCATTGATGAGCCCATACATGCAAAGTGTGGTGGAACGCCAGCAAGCGGACGCTCAACGTCAAGCCGACATTGCCCGTCAAACTCAAGGTGCTCAAGCTGCCCGTGCCGGTGCTTTTGGTGGTAGTGGTGATTATTTGATGCGTGCGCAAGCTGCAGGCAATTTGGCTCGTCAAAAAGGTGATATCCAAGCTACTGGTTTGCAAAATGCTTACAACCAAGCAATGGGGCAGTACAACACTCAGAACCAACTGAACGCTCAACAGCAACAGTTCGGCGCGGGTCTAGGCCTTCAAGGTTTGCAAGCAGCTAACCAGTCTGCGCAAAACTTAGGCACTTTAGGTAATCTGCAATACCAACAGAACATGGGCATCAACCAACTGCAAAATCAATACGGCTTGCAGCAACAAGGGCAGATGCAAAAGGATATTGATACTAAGTATCAGGACTACTTAAACTACCAGAACTATCCTTATAAGCAACTCGGCTTCATGTCCGACATTATTCGTGGTGCGCCTTTGACTCAGACAGGCTCTTCTGTGTATCAAGCTC